CGAGTGTTCCGGGTGCGTAACCGTCACCGAGTGCGTATGGTCGCCGCCGGCGGCGGCGCCCTGCGAGTACGCTCGATACGGTAGCCCGATAACCCGGACGTTCAGCCGGTGTTCGTACTCGACCTCGCCGGGATAGTACAGTTTCATCTGATACTTGTGGGTCGAGTTCACGGGCTGTCGACCGCCGCTCGCGTTTATCGGAACGGCGGTCCCCTCGACCGCCTTATTATAGCGGTCGGTATCCTTCCGGGTCTTCGAGTCCGACGTCTCGTGGTCGAGTTCTCGACTCGACAGCGTCGCTTCGTACTTCCAGCCGTATTCGTTCAGGATAGATCGAAGCGAGACGACCGTCAGCCGTCGGTCGATGCCGCGCCGGTTGTTCTCGACCGGGAACGTGTCGCCGAGGTCGGCGTCGACGTCAACCAGCGTCGCCTCGACCTCGACGTTCGTCTTCGAGAGTTCGGCGATTATCTCTTTCGCCTGTTCCGCGAGCGTGTCTTCGTCCTGCGCGTCCTTATTCGTGAAGACCCGCCATACCTCGGGGTCGCCGCTTTCCCAGTCGCTCTGATACGTGTACTTGTTCTCGTACGAACTCGTGTCGGCGTCGGGAACGACGTTTGCGACGCGCTGGTGCTTACCTTCGCCGGCGCCGAGCATCCGCAGGTGCGTCGGTTCTTCGTCGCCACCGAGTTCATTTACGCGGAACCGGTCGACGACGGTTTCGTTCGCTGGCGATATCACCGTCGATCTATCCGTCCCCAAGTCTTCCGTGTAGTCGACCGTCCGGTCGGCGTTGTACCTGACGAAGCCGCCGGTCGAGTCGACGACCTCTCGTATCCGCTTCGCCGGCGTCGCGTGACTGAAGATAAACCCCAGTCCGCTCTTGACGTTCTCGATAGTCCCCGGCGAGACCGCGTCGACGTCGTCGAGTGCGTCCGTGATTATCGTATCGTCGCCGGCGTTCTCGTATCGAACTCCGCCGCTCGACGGTTCCGCGCGACGAGCGGCGAACTCGAACGACTCGCATTGGAGTTCGACGACGTCGGTACCGGGGTTGACGTCTCGAAGCCGACCGCCGAACTCGCGAGTTCCGTCGATATCGACGAAGATGTCGTCGCTGTTCTTCTCGAACTCGACGCTTTCGTCGTCGACCTCGGTCTTCCGTGCCGTAACCGTCGCCTGCGTGACCTTTCCGACGTCTTCCTCGGTCTCGTGCCAGACGTGGTCGAGTCGATCTGTACTCCCGTCGGCGTGTTCGATAACGATTTCTCGGGGCATTCTACTGCGTCACCTCGCGAGTCGATATGAAGCGGTCGGTCCCGTTCTCGGTCGCGCGAGCGAGTTCGCGCTCGCCGGCGACGAGTACGATGTCGCCGCCGGACTCCCGAACCTCGGCGAGTAGCGAGTCGAGGCGGTCGACGACGTCGCCGCTCGACGCGCCGCCGCCGACGTCGCCGAGTACGTCGTCGAGGCGGTCGAGCGGCAGGACGGCTTCGCTTCCGGCTTCGCCGACCGTCGCAAGCGTCGCCTCGGTCACGATACCGCCCTCGGCGAGCGCCGGAATACTGACAGTCTCGCCCCCGAAGACGGTGTTGCCTTTCACCTCGACCTCGCCGATAGTATGCTCGAACGGTAGCCCGAGCGCGCTATTTATCGCGGACTTCATACTGCTACCGACTGAACTCGCTATCCCGCTGATTTTGTCAATCACCCATTCGGCGAAGTCGTCGAATAGTTCTCTGCCTCTCGAAAGCGCGTCGCTGATACCGCCGGTGAAGTCGTCGTATAGGTCGGTCGCCCAGTCGCCGATATCGCTAAGGATATTACTAATCCAGTTCCCCAACCAGTCGAGGAACTTCCCACCCCACTTGCCGGCGAAGTCGAGTATCGTGTTGAAGGTCCGCTCGAAGAACCCGGCGGCGATATTCCACGCCTCTTTCCAGTCGCCGCGTATCAGCGCGAGAACGATACGGATACTCGACAGTAGCGCGTCCATCAGTATCTTGACCGTCGTAACGATACCGTCGAAGATATACTTCGTAACTGCCAGAATCTCGTCGCCCCACCGGTTCCATATCGCCTCGAAGACCTCGACGAAGAACCGTATGCGACTCAGGACGACGTCGACGGTCCGCAGGAGTTCGCTGACGAAGCCCTGCATATGGGTCTCCCATACGTCCGCCCACGCTTCGAGTAGCGGAACGATGAGACCGTCGAAGATAATGTCACTCGCCCTCGTGATAACCGCGATTATCTTATTGAAGATATACTGCGCGTCGCCGAGGATGCTGTCGCCGGTCTTCGCCCACTCGCTCTGAAGTACGCTCGCGAACTGTCGCCACACCGGTAAGACGATGCTGGCGACCGTCCGGAAGCGTTGCGCGAGGCGGTCGATAACGCGTTCGGTGACGTCGCGGATACCGAGGAAGTTCGTCGCCCACGCCGCGCCGAGGGCGGCGACGGCGGCGAACGCGAGACCGACCGGTCCCGACACCAGCGTCGCGAGCGCGACGGCGGTCCCGCCGATAGCGGCGGCGACGAGACCAAACGCTTTCTCCTGACCGGATAACGTGTTCAGGAGCGAGTCGCCCGAGTCGACGAACTCGGTGAACGCGTCGAGCGCGTCGTTCAGGTACGGGAGTAAGACCTCACCGATCTCAATAGCCTGATTACGGACGGCGTTCTTCAGGAGTTGTACCTTCGCCCGCGTCGTATCCATCTCTTTCTCGAACTCGCGTTGCAGGCTGGTGTTTTCCTCGAACGCTTGGTTCGAGGTCTCCATCGCGTCTCGAAGCCCGTCGACGTTCTGCGCGAGTCCGCCGATAGCCTGCCGCGACGCCGACCCGAGGGTTTTGCGAAGCCGGTCGGCAGAGTCGCCGCCTTCCTCGAACGCCTCGACCATCTGCATCATCAGTTCGTCTGGGCTTTCCTCGCGCATCCGCTCGAACTCGTCGACGGACATACCGAGCGCGGCGGCGAGGTCTTCGGTCTTCCTCGGGTCCAGCATCTCCTGCGCGAGACGTCGAAGCCGCGTCCCGGCGCGTTCAGCCGACTCGCTGACTTCGTTCATCGACGCGTTCAACCCGAATATCTCGGTCTGTTCGAGACCGAGTTGCGACAGCGCGCCGCTCGACCGAAGACTCGCGTCGACTATCTCCTGCGAACTCGTCGCGAAGTTATTGGAGAGTTCGTTTATCGCCGACCCGAGGTTTTCGACGTCGTCGATAGGCGTATCCGTTAGTTCGGCGAGTTTCGCAAACGCCTCGCCCGCTTCGTCGGCGGATAGCGTCGTCGCCGTACTCATCTTCGCCGCCGCCTCGGTGAACGACCGAAGGTTCTCGCTTCCTTCGATACCGAAGCGAGCTGCGTCCGCCGTCAGCGAGACGAGTTCCGACTGCGCCATCGGTATCTCGCTCGCCATCTCCTGTATCTCGCCCCGCATCTCGCCGGCGACTTCCTCGCTCGCGACCTTCTTGATCTCGACCATCGAGTCGTTGAACTCTGCCGCCGCCTGCGTCGCCTCGGCGAGCGCGCCGGTCGCGAGCGCGGCGATAGCGCCGCCGGCGAGTCCGACCGCGTTCTTCAGCGAGAGTACGGACCCGACGGCGTTATCCATCGCGCCGGCGAACCCGCCGACGCCGTCGCTACTTACCTGTACCACGAGTTCCTGCTCCATACCGGGTGTAAATGCCATCGTTACCTATCCTGTCGGGTTAGTTTCATTTTTCCTCGCTGACTCGGCGGTCGAACTCCCGAAGTTTCTGTCGATCTGACGCTCGCGGGAACGCCTTTCCGCCGAGGTCCGACGCCGACGTCGACGACGTCGACGGGTCGTTCTTCCCCGACGCCTGCCTGAGTTTCTGCTGAATCTCGGTATGTACGCGCTGGCCTTCGAGCAGGCGCCGTATCTCGGGCATCGTCAGCGACGATATCGTCCGCGACTCGGTAAACGCGTACCCGGCTTCGTGGAGTACCCACTCGGCGCGCGCCTCTAACTGCCACTGCTCGTATTTCCCTCGACGAGTTCGAGCAGTTCGGCGTTATCCATCACCATCCCGCGACTCATCTCGAACCCGCTCGCGTTGTACCACGCGACGATAAGCGGCGTCACGCCGAACGCGAGGAAGTCTTCGAGTTCTTCCTCGGCGTTCCGTGGGTCGAGGTCGAAGTCCGGCGTCGCGAAGAACCGGTTGATAACCTCGACCATCTCGCGGTCCGACATATCGTTCGGGTCGCCGGACTCGGGTAGCCACTTCTCGGCGTCGCCCTGCCGCGCTGGAACGACCTCGACGTACTTGTCCTTCCCCGGCACTTTTTCCCACACGGGAAGCGGTTGGTCGTCGTCCGGGTCGCGCTTGACTTTGAAGTCTTCCTCGCTTGCGATAGCGCCTCCCGGCGGCTTCCCGTCGCTGAGGTCGACGTCGTCGACGCCGATCTGCTCGTCGGTCGTTTTCTCGGTCGGTTCGTCCGTCTCGGTCTCGGTGTCGGTGTTACTCGCCATAAGTAATCGAAGTGGTACGGTCGGTTGGTCTCCCCGCTATCCGGTCCGGCTACGCGATAGTCAGCGCGCTCGTCCCGCCGCCTTCCGGCGCGAACGTCTCGTCGATAGTCATCTGGGACTGTTCCGCTTCGTACGGTCCGGTGCCGGGGTCGGTGAGCTTCGCCGTCGACAGGGTAATTGTTCCCTGACCGGTCGTGACGTCCGGGAACGTCCAGACGATGTCGGCGCCGTCGTTCGTCAGCGACCGACGGATATCGGTGTATGACTGCGTCTCGCCGTACGTCGAGACCGACATTTCGGTCTCACGAGTCCCTTCCTGTATCCGCATCCGAAGCGAGTCGTCCCGCATCTGCGTCGAGAGACCGTTATCAATCGAGAGTTCCTTACTGTTAATCTCGAACCAGTAGTCGGAACTCCCGCCGCGTGTAATCGAGTCGGTCAGCGTCCGCAGGTAGTCGTTCCCGATAGCCGACGCGCGACTGCCGCTCCCGAGCGCCGGGATACCATGGTCGCCCTCGATACCGTCGTACGAGTCGGCGCCGTCGAGAACGGCGAGCAGTTCGCCGGGGCTACCGGCGTCGTCGTCGTATACCTCGATGTCGCCGTCCGTCTCGGCGTCGAGTTCGAGAACGTCGATATCGTCGAAGTTCGACGTCGTCGCGACGGCGGTCGTCCCGTTCAGCGAGATATCTTCGGTCGTGTTCGCGCCGTCGTCTTCGATGGTGAGCGTCTGACTCGTATCGTTCGAGTCGGTCGACTGGACGTGTAGCGTCTCCGAGTCCGGCTGGTCGACCTGATACCGCCGCATCTTCTCGAACTGGTACGTGACCTCGACGCGCGCCGGCTGTTGGTCGCCGGGGTCGACCGTCAGCGTGACGTCGGCGATCTTCCCGCCCTTCCCGACGGTGAAGATACGCGTCAACTTCCCGGTCGCGCCGCTCTTACCGTTGACCTGTCCTTCGACGGTCGACATCGCGGCGACGGTTCCCTTGTCCTCGCGGTCAAGGAACGTATGGGTGTTCGGCAGTAGCCCGTCGCTGTCGCGAGTCACGCCGTCGCCGGCAAGGTCGAGCGGGTCGGCGTTCGAGTCGACGAACCAGCGCTGAAGCGCGTACTCGATAGTCAGTTCGTGTTCTTCCGGCCCCTTCTCGTGTTCGTCCGCGTCGACGTCGCCGAGACCTCGCTCGGCTTCGAGACCAGGACCGAAGCCGGGGTCGATGTTGTAGACTCGGTCACTCGGCTTCTCGAACGACGGGTCGCTCGGCGTCGTCGGGTCGCCGTCGCTATCGACGTTCTCGCGAACGAACTCGGGGCGGTGGTTCCGCAGTCCGCTTTCTGCTTTCGTACTCATTTGTTAGTTGTCGTTGGTGTCGCTGATCGGTTCGTCGCCGACATCGTCGTCGGCGTCGTACGGTCCGATGTGGTCGACTTCCTCGACGAGACGATCGGCGACATCTTCGCTGACGTTCGCCGTCCAGTTCTCGGTGAACTCGACCGTCTCGCCGTCCGTCAGGTACTCGTCGCTGAACGACTCGGTCGGATACGTCTCGGAGTCGGTGTTCTGTATCCACATTTCAGGTTGTATCTGCACCCGCTGCTATCGGCGGTAACTACTTCGCCGCAAGCCGGGCGTTGCGTTCCCGGCGCGAGACAAAGCCGACCGGTTTGCATCCGGTCGCGACGCCGACCCGCGAAGATCGACGCCGGTTTTCGCCGTGCTGGACCAGCGTTCGCACCGCGTTACCCCGAGATCAAGTGGTGAAAACCGCCGTCCAGCAGTCCGTTTCGGGACGAAGCGAGGGGTTTCGGCCCTCGTTAGTCTTCGTACCCGTACTGTACGATTGCGACGTAATGGAAGACATCGTCACGGTCCGGTTCCGGTACCGGCTGGCGTCCGTCGTACGCTATCGACGAGACCGGGTCGTTCCCTGTCGCGGGGTTCGTCGGACTCGCCGCGTTCGCGCTGACGATACGCTGCACTTCCTCGCAAGCGCGTTCGTTGAATTCGCGAGGGTTCGCCGTCGACGCGTTCTGCGCGTCGAGGTCGTCAGTCGACGACCAGACGTGAACGTCAATACTCCCGCCGACGGTCTGACCGGGGTCGCCGTCCGCCGAGATATGCGAGTACCCGGTCTGCCCGCCGTCGACGGGCGATTCTTCAGGCTGACCGACCGTCACCTGCGGCTGGTCGACGTCTTCCTCGAACCACCCGAAGGATATCTTCGGCGTGATACCGAAGTCGTCGACGTCGCCGTTCCCCCAGTCGTCCTTCAGGAGTTCGAGAACCAGTCGTTCGCGCGGTTCCCGTGCCATCAGTCTTTCCTCGCTGTTTCGAGGCGAAGCAGTCCGTTATCCTGCCGGTCGATTTGGACGACGACGTACGTCTCGCCGTCGACGTCGACGCGCGACGCGCCTTTATGCCCGCCGTCGTCGAGTCCGTCGTTCACGGCGGCGGTATCGTCTTCGATGAGGATATCGGCGTCGACGCGGACCTCGCTACCCGACGAGTCGCGAACGACCTCGGCAGATGTATCGCGGTCGACTCTCGCCGTTACCGTATGCGGCGAGTCGGTCGTCTCGTCGAAGTTCGGCCCGTAATCGTCTTCGCCGATTTTCTCGCGGTTCGATAGCGAGATGTCGCGACCGGCGCGAGATAGCGCTCGACGCGCAGCAGATCGAACCATCAGCGAACCCTCTCGGCTTCGATACTATTCTGAAGCTGACCGGTATCGACTGGCGCGTCCTGCTTCGCGAGGCGTTCGATAGCGAGCGCGATCTTCCGTACCATTTCGCCGGTCGAGTCGATGTCGCCGACGTGCTTACCGGGGTTCCGCGCGACGCGTCGAACCGCCGGTCGAAGGTACGGTTGCGCTTCCTGCGTCGACGTTCCGAACTCGACGTACGCCGCGTACTCGACGTTCGTCCCGACGATATATACGGCGTCTCGGCCGTCGAGCGCCGCGTTCTTCAGCGACGTGAACGCCTCTATCGTATCGGCGACCCCGAGTACGTTCATCCCGGTCATCGTTATCGGCCCGGTCCGAAGGTCTTGAACTCGACGCCCGGCGCGCCCTTCTCGGTCGGGAGTTGCCCTGTATGGTCGAGGTTGACCAGCCAGTTCCAGTAATCGGTGTCGTTCAGGTCGCGCTGGTACCGGAAGTCGGCGTCGCCGACGGTCTCGCGGTAGATACGCGGGTCTTGACTCGACGCGGCGTCGGCGGCGCCGACCGCTTCCATCCGCTTCTTTTCGGATGTCGAGAACTTCGACCAGTCGAGGCGGTTATCGAGGAAGTCGTACGCGACGTTCAACCAGAACTTCTTGGCGTCGTCGTCGAGGTCGCTGTCGAAGATCGTGTCGAGGTCGCTGACGTCGGCGTCGAGTCCCGATTCCAGCGTCACCATCGGTTACGCCTCGCGACGGTCTCGCAGTTGCTCTTTGAGTTCTGCCTTCGACTGTCGTGCGTCGATACCGACATCCTTCGCGAGCGTCTGGAGCTCGCGATAGTCGTCGGGAAGGTCCGCCGATATCTCGCCGGCGTCGGTCTCGACTTCCGTCTCGCCGCTGTCGGCGTCGTCCGTATCGTTCTCGCTCGCGACGTCGTCGTCTTCGTCGCCGTCCGAGCCCTCGGTCGCCTCGGAACCGGAACCGCTCTGCACGTCGCTCTCGCTCGACTCGGTTCCAGTTTCACTTTTACCGTCCGCTTCATCGTCGGCGTCGTCGGCGCCGTCGGCGTCGTCAACGCGCTCGAACTTGTCGCCGAACGCCTTGACGTCGGCTTCTGACAGGTGAACGGTTTCACCTTCCTGAACGACGTGGTCGCCGGCGTGGTGCGTCCCGCCTCGTACGAGTCGGTACTCGCCGGCTTCCGCCGGTCCGTCGGCGGCAGTCGTTCGCTGGTCGACCGCTTCGACGCCCGCGTCGGTTTCCTCGACGGGCTCGAACCGGTCGCCGAACGCGTCAAGCTCCGTCTCGGTCGCCTTGAACACCTCGCCTTCCTCGAAGACTTCGCCGCTCGCGCGCCGATGCCGCCCTCGCCTAACCCGGACTAATTTACTCATCTTCGAGTACCTCAGAGACCGGACAGGTGCGCGACGCCGCTGTTCCCGCTCTGGTCGGACCGAAGCGCCGGCATCACGCTACCCATCACCTTCCAGTGCTGGACCATCCCGCCCATCGACTCCCACTGGACGGTCTGGATGTCGGCGGCGGTCGGCATCTGGACGTGCCGCTCGGTCGGCTTCACCATCACCGCGTTCCCGTCGCTGAGTCGGTCGGACGGGAAGAACCGGATGGAGTTCGGCAGATCTGCCTCCTGTTCCAGCCGGTCGCGCAGGAGTTCCAGAACGCCGCGCTTGTCGTCCGTCCCGGCGTTCTTCGCCCGGACCTCCTGATAGTTGCCGCGGTGGATGAAGAAGTCGTACCCGGACTGACCGGGGAACGCTCGAGCGTCTTCGAGCGCTTCGACCGTACTCATCACGTCGTCGATCATGTTGTCAGCGCTCGCCCCGTCCCACGTCGCGTTCCCCGACACCGTTTCGCGGTCGGTGAAGTCCGTCATCCCGGCGACCGAGTCGCCTTCGACGGTGATGCTGTTCCCGCCGAACAGGATGTCTTCGAGTTTTCGCGCGACCGCGACCGTCGCCGCCTCGACGCCGGCGGTGTCGATGGGCTGGCCTCGGTTCCGCGAAGATCGGAGTTTCCGCAAGTTCACTTTGAACGACTTGTGAACGATGGGGAGCGGGATGCCGTTGTTCGTGTAGTTCAGCGTGTCTTCGCCGCCGCCGGTCGTCGCCGCCATGTCGACCTCGGCATCGCCGAACTGGTCGACGTCTCCCCACTCGAAGCGGGTCACGCCGAGGTCGAGCGGCACTTCGATACCACGGTCTCGAAGCGTGTCGATACCGATGGTGTTGTCGCGAGCGACGGCGGTCAGGACGTCGTTCATCCGCCGCCATTCGTCCTTCCGAAGTTGGTCGTTCCCGGTGAGACCTCGGTTGAACACCTGCTTCTGGTACGCGGCGAGCGTCTGCTTCGCCTGTCGTTCGAGTTCTTCGTCGTCCCGATACCGCGCCAGCCGCAGTTGGCTGTGCGCGACGAGTTTCTGGTACGCGATACCACTACCGCCCGAGAGACTATCGGCGGAGTCGACGCCGCCTTCGTCCATCACTTCGATTGCAGACATTGTTACGCGATTCGTTCCGCTTCGATGCGGACCTGATTATCGACGCCAGCCGAGGCGCCGCTGTTGTCGACCGACTCCTGTGCGCGGTACAGCGCGCCCTCGGGCGTTCCCGAGGTCTCTGCCGAGGAGAAGTTCGCGAGCGCGCCGTTGTCCGTCTCAACGAGTAGGTCGTTCTCGGTGACGTTCGCGTTCGCCGCCGTCGTGAGGTCGCCGCCGGCGGCGAGGAAGCCGTCGAACTCGCCGCCGACCGGGACGTGCGCGTAGTGAACGCGCTCGCCGTCGTCGTCGGTGTTGTATTTGTCGGACTTCCCGCGACCGAAAGCGTCGCGAGGAAGCGTCGCCATCAGACCGCGTCCGGTCGTCGCCTCGCCCGACTGAAGGTTCGCTTCGCCGTTCGAGTCGAGGTCGATGAAGTGACCGGGGGTGATATCCGTCTCGCCGCTCGCGGCGTCCGCTTCGTCGGCGGCGAACGAAACGATGTTACCGTTCAGGATGACCGTGTTTTCCGACATTGTCAGTCAGCGCTCCCTTCGTCTTCCTGACCGTGGAAGTACCCGCCGACCTCGACCTCGAGGTCGTCCGGGTCGCTTTCGTTGGTACCGGCGGCGCGGCCGCCGTAGTTCGGAACGGTCTCGACCTGCGCGCCGAACTTCTCGGCGACGCGTTCGAGCGCTTCGACATCGTCGAGAACGCCGATATCGTCGAGGTCGTCTTCGTCCATCCGCGTCTGCGACGTGATTGCCTCGACGAGTTCGTCGCGACGGTTTTCGTTCTGCTCGTCGAGACGGTCTTCGAGCGCGTCGATCTTCTGTTCGAGCTCCTGTACGGCGTCAGGCGTTGGGTCGTCGTCGGTACCGCTACCGCCGTCGCCGCCGTCACCGCCGTCCGCGTCTTTGTTCTGTTTGAGCGATTCGTCGATCTTGTCGACGACGTCGTCGTCCATCTCGCGCAGTTCCTCGACCGTGAACTCGGTCGAGTTCGCGAGGCGTTCGAGTCGGTCGTTCGGGTCGTTGCTTCCCATAGGTTCGTGGGTACAGCCACCGCAGTTACAGTTCGCCGCGTGAACGGCGTACGATACCTCGGTCGCGTCGGTATCTCTCGCGCCGACCGGTCCGGCGTCGGCGTCGGCGAGCGAGCGGACGTCGGCGTCGATGCCGAGCGTCCGAAGGAAGGCGTTTGCCGCCGTCGCTCGCCAGCCGTCGACGTTGTCGTCGAGGTCTCGGTCGAACTCGTCTTCGAGTAGCGACCGGGCGACGCCGCGAGCGCTTTCGAGCTGCGACTCGCTGACGTCAGCCTGCGCGCCGCGACCCGAGACGACCGCGTCGAGCGCGTTTTCGTTCAGGTCGCCGCTCGCCGAGACCACGGGGAAAAACGTAGCGTCGACGAACGTATCGGCGTCGGCGTCGCCGAGTAGCGAGTGCATCGCGAGCGTCGTTCGCTGGTCGCCGGTCAGGTCGTCGACGCTATCGACGTCGTCCCAACCGTTCGCGTCGGCGAAGTCCGCCAGCGACGGTCGCGACCACTCGCTCGACGATGTCCCCGAATACTCGGGGGGTCGCGCCGAGTCGAGCAGGTTCGCCTCGACGACGTCGGTCGCGTCGAGCGAGTCCGGTATCAACGCCGTGTCGATACCGGTCTCGAACGCCGCTCGAACGGTCGTCGAGTTCGCGGCGAACGCGCCAGCGCCGACGCCGACGACGTTCCGGGCGGGCGTCGCGTTCGTTCGCGGTGCGCCGCACCCAACGGTCGTCGAGTCGCCTTCCCAGTTACAGGCGCCTTCGGCGTTCGGAAGCACGGCGAGGTGGTCCGGTAGCAGATCGACCTGCGTCCGGTCGTACTGCTCGCCGTCGAACCGGCCCGAGTCCTGTACCTCGCCGTGCCAGTACCCGGTCGAGACTTCGAGAGGGTCGCCGTCTCGTATCTTCTCGACCGCGAGTTTCGCGAGTTCGCCGAGGCGGTCGGCGTTCTCGACCAGCCACTTGATTTCATCGAGGTTTATCCAGAGTTCGCCCGTAAGGGCCTGTTTCTCCTGATTCGCCTCGATGTTCAGTAACTGCCCGATTTGGTAACGTTCGAGCGTCGTCGGTTGATTCGCCGGAACGAAGTTCCCGTCGTCGTCTTCCGGGTGGTTGACCGTGACCGGAACGCCGTTCCAGCCGGGGGCGGACTTCGCTATCTCCCTGAACGGGAGGAAGCCGCCATTTAAGATACCTTCCGCGACCGCGACCACCGGGGCGACGAGATGCTTCTTGCCCCGGAGCTCTCGAACCTCGACCGCTCCGGGGTCGGGTTCGACCTGTATCGTGACGGTCCCGTAGTAATCGCCGTCGTTGGTAGCGAACCGCCGAGTGCTACCGTCGACGTCGAGGTACCGGACCGCTTCTGGTTTCGCGTTCATAGTCGCGTCGCGAACCCGCTCGACCCTCGCAAACGGCGGCGGGTTACGCCGTCGGTCATCGGGAGTGCCACGCCGGATGAGAAACTTGAACCCTCGAGGGCGCGGCGGACGTCCGCGCCGGGACTCGAACCCGGTCGCCTCGACGTACTGGCTTCCGGCACCAGAAGGTACGGAAAGCCGTCGAGATGTTGCGCCTTCGTGTCGCGGACCGCGTTGTTCTCCGCGTCGAACTATACCTCGAAGGGGTCGGGAGCGGTGGGGTTTGCGCTTCCAACTCCCGCCGACCGCTCGAACGCCGCCGAGACGTTCCACGTCGCCGACGTTGCGGCGGTGGAACGGCGGCGTTGACCGAGTACCACCTCGGGAGTTGGCGAGCGATTCTGGTTCGCGGGTTGAGGCGGGGAGATACCGGCGCTTGTTCCCTCAACCGACCGGCGCCGGCGCGGTCGGTGTCATCGGGCGTCGAGGTCGAGTCGCCGGTTACGACGCGGACGACACCACCGGTAGCCACGTACACCGGCAGTTCGGGTGTATCGGTATCAGTCCGCGCGCGTCGTCGAGCGAGCGCGTCGTTCCTTCGAGTCCGGCGCAGATCGGGCAGACTCGCGAGTCGCCGGCGGTCTCCCACTCGGCGCGACCGGTGACTTCCGCGTCCGGCCCCATTATCTGCTCGTACCGGTTCAGTGTCGACTCGCTGTGAGCGTGTATCGTCTCGGTCCGGGCTAGCGTCCGCGCTCGCGTTAAGCCGATTTTGTCGACGCGGTCGTTGACCTCGCGTGCCATCTTCCGGGAGTTAAACCCCTGCGAGAAGCCGTCGGCGAGTGTCCGCGATATCTGCTGGTCCATCGCCTCGGTTATCCCCTGAAGTTCGCGGAAGTTGCGAGTATGGAGAATCCCGAGGGCGTCGGCGTGTATCGGCTTGTTAAACAGCGCTTGCGCGTCGACGGCGTCGACGTCGAGACCCTGCTCTCGAAGCCGCGCGTTCCCGTACTTCGCGCCCTTCGAGTACGCCCGTCGGACGTACACGTTCTGCCATTCGTTCCGCCGGGCGACGTCGCCGGCGTTCGTCCGCTCGAAGACTTCGAGAACTTCGTCGTCTTCCGCTTCCTGAAGCCACCGCAGGAAGGCGTCGACTTTATCGCCGTCGTCGGGGAAGTCGAAGTCGTTACTCGGCGACGCCTGTACGACGCCGGCGCGACGTTCCTCGACGTACGCCTTCCACCAGCCGGCGTCATCTTCGTTCGCTTCGAGCGGCGTCGGCGCCGTCGGCGACGCCGGCGAACTATCGCTGGTGAGGCGAAGCGCGTCGTTCTTCGCGATAGTCTCTCGAATCAGGCCCTTCAGTCGGCGGAACCGCTTGAAGACGTCCGCCTGATAGTCGGTCTGTATCGCCTTCGTCCCCGACGGTCCCGGCGGCGCGCGGTCGCGGTTCGCCGACGGTTCCGCTCGCGCCAGCGCGACGACCGCGTCCGGGTCGGCGTCGTCGAGACCACCGAGGCGAGTCGCGACGCTCGCGAGGTTTGCTTTCAGGTCGCCGCGTACGGTAGTCTTTACAGCCATTTGTTACTTCCTCGGGTCGTCAATAACGCGGACGTTCGCAACGTCGAGTGACCGACCGAGGCGTTCGACGCCCCGCTCGACGTCGTACCCGGTCCTGTCGAGGTGCGCCCGAGGGTGTTCCGTCGGTTCCGCCTCGAAGTGCGGGAGAAGTTCGACGCACCGGTCGTCGATCTGCCAGCCGCGTACGTGCGTCTGCCACCAGCGGACGTCGTCGGCGCCGTCGACGTACGCGAAGAACGTATCGGCGACGTTCAGGTCTTCGCCTCTATACCGATAGGAGAACTCCCAGTTCGGCGTGTATCCGCGAACGCCGAGAGACCGGACGACGTCAGCGACGGGGTCGTCGTCCAGCGTCTCGATCACGTACGCCGGCAAATCCGGCTTCGGTCCCGTAAAGCCGACGCGTCGAACGAACCGGTGCGCCCGGCGGAACGCTCGCCACGGCAGGTATCGAACCGTCATTCGTTCGCGTCGTCGGTCTCGGCGTCCGTCGTTCCGCCGTCGCTTCGCGCTTCCTCGGCTTGCTCCTGTAACTCGCTCGCCTGCTCGATACCACTCTCAACGGCGGACTCGCCGAAGACGACGTTCGCCCAAATCAGGTATAGGTACGCGACCGCGCCGGCGACGGCGAGCGCCGCGATATCGCTCTGCGCGACCGCCGGAAGCGCGCCGACGCCGTCCGGTAGCGTCCCGGTCTCGACGACTCGATACGCGAGACCGACGGCGGCGATACCGACCGCCCACAAGACGAGTATCGGCGGAACGCCGAGGGCGATGATTATCACATTCCGTACGACCGGGTGGACGTCGATCGCCTCGCCTCGGTCAAGCGCGTCTTTGGCATTCATCGATCGCTACCCCCGTCTGGTACGGCTTCCTCGGCGCCAGCGTCGTCGCCGAAGTATTCATCGAAGAACTCGTCCACCTCGGGGTCTGTCTCGTCGAGGTCGCCGTCGACGTCGACGCCGGTATCGTCGTCGACCGCGTCGTCGTCCGGCGACGGCGTCGTCTCGACCTCGCTCCCGCGCTCGGGCGCGAGACCGAGAACGTCGTCGCGACGTTCCTCGACGGTCGCGACCTCGGCGGGGTCGCCCATTGAGGCGACGTCTTTGTACGCCTTCGCCTTCCGCTGCATCACCTCGGCTTTCTCGACCTCTGTCAACTCGAAATTGTCAGGCCACTCGACGTCGTACGAGTCGCCTTCAGGTGGTGAGAGTACGCCGAACTCGACGAGTCGGTCGATGAACGGGCGGAGAATCTTCGGTTCCGCGAACTTCTGTCGGCGTTCCTGTATCATCGAGACGAACGCGGCTTCGTCCTGCGTCGAGGCGAGGTCGCCGCGTTCCGTCCCGAGTAGGCGGCGCTTCGGTATCCGCGTCTGCCCGGCGATGAGTTCGAGGATAGCGTCTTTCAACCCGGACGGGTCCGGCGACCCGCCTTCGAGTCGGTCGAGGTCGAGGTTCCGGCCCCATACGACGTCGCGAAGGTCGTTCACCATTTCTTCGACCTGCGTCGCGATCTTGTCTTCGTCCGGTCGAGCGCCGGCTTCGTCGTCGAGGTTCGCGACGAACCGCGCTTTCGCGTCTCGCCAGTACACTTCAGCGCTTCCGCCGACGACCTTCGTCAAGTCGATGAGATAGTTGAAAATCGGGCGGTACGCCGAGTGCCCGACGACTTCGTCTTCGAGCCCCCCCTCGGCGATATGAAGGATACGCGAGTGGTGTACCGTCTCGCTCCCTAACGGGTGTTCCTCGCCGAAGTTAACGTCGTACTCGACCGGCTTCCCGAACCGTTCGTTCTGCGGGTCGTCTTCGCGGTCGAAGTCCTGTATCTGCTTCTGACTGAACGGCTGGTAGTACAGGATATCGTCGGGGTCGCCCGAGAGTTGCGTCTCGTCGACCGGGTCGTCAAGGTCGCCGCCGTCGTTGAACCCGATGAGCAGGATACCGTACTTCCCGACGCGCTGAAGCGTGTCGGCGCGTTCGAGGTGGTGCAGCGCGCCGGTATCGTCGAACAGGCTTTCGACGTCGCGCTCGAACGCGCTCTGGTCGTTGTCGTCTTCCGGCGTTCCGTCGTCGAAGGTATCGGGGACGTCCGACCACGTCTGCCCGGACGGCGCCGTAATGATGGTCTCGGCGATACCGCCGCGCTCGAACTTCGCCCAGTAGTCGTCGATAGTGAGTTCAGATCGACCGGGGTAGCCGAGGGTGTCAAAGTAATCGCGGTCGTCGATATGTCCGAACGACTGCCCCATCGCCGACGCAATAGCGGTTCGTCGTACGAGGTCCGACGCGAGCGACTGAAGTTGCTGGTCGTCGAGGTCGTCGACATCGTCCATCGAAACTGACCGGTTCGATGCCTGTTCCCCACCGTCGTCTTCGTGTTCGTTGATACTCATTTTTTAGGTTCATCTAAGCGCGGACGTTGCGACCGGGACCCCACGTCGCCGACGTCGCCGACGCCGACTCGCGAGCGGCGAGCGCCAGCGCGTCGACGCAGTCGTCGTGCCAGCCTTCCGGCGCGTGATACCGGACGTTTCCGGTTCGAGTCGTGTCGTAATCGTATATTTCCAGTTCGTTCACCAACTGCGGGATATTCGGTATCCGTATCTCGGCGGCTTCGAGGCGCGTAATCAGGTTCTCGACGAGTTGCTTCTTTTCCGTACGGAAGTTCACCGCCTCGACCGGAACGCCGGCGTCCTCGAGGTCCGACACGATTTTGTTGTCCCGCGTCGCGTCGAGACGAACCGGACCGGGGTACTGCTGGTGCGCCGCCTCGACACGCGACTGTATCTCGGTCCACGATGTCTTCTGTAACCGGTCGAAGTGAACCAGTAGTCCGTCACGGTCGAGCGTCGAAACGACCGTCCAGTTTTGATGTCGAGCGAAGTCGACGCCCGTCGTATACGGCGCGTTCCCGTTCCGCTCGCGCCAGTCGTAGTTCTCGACGTTCCGCTCGCGGACGTCGACGAAGACGCCGGTCGAGTCGTCGACGAAGACCGCGAGGTACTCCTGCTTGAAAACGCGGTCCGGTATCTCCTGCGCCGCCGCGTTGATCTCGCCGTCGTCGACGTGCGGGTTCTCGTACGACGCGACCTGACTCGACCAGACGTTCGGGTGCTCACCTGACTGCCCTCGCTTGAACCAGTCGTGGAACCAGTTTTTGCCACGCGGCGTCGAGATGAACGTCGCGTCGCCGTTCGAGTCGGCGAGCGTCGGACGAAGGTGCTGGTACCAGACGAGCTCCGGCGTCTGCGCCGCTTCGTCGACCACGAGGAAGTCGACGCCGGCGCCGTCGAGGGAGTCTGGTCGGTCGGACGTTCGGAACTCGATAACTGACCCGTTCTTGAAGTATATCTCGCGGGGCTTCGAGCGCTTCGGCGTTCCGTCGAGTAGCGCCTTCGGTATCTTCGGAAAGAGTTTATCGAATCCGTACTTGTTCGACTGCTCGTACGTCGGTCCGACCCAATAGATTTTACTGCCGGGGTTTTCGACGGCGTACCGGAACGCCTCGACGCCGGCGACCTCGCTCTTACCGGACCGGCGGCCCCAACAACAGACGCGGAACCGGTACTGGCCGCGAGCGGCGAGGTATTCCTGCTGGCGGGGGTGTGGCGCCCACGTTATCTTGACGACCGGCGTCGCCGCGTTCGGGTCGTCGACGTCGAGACCGCCGACCGGGTCGACCGGCGCGTCGATGGGGTCCGATACGGCCGACATAGTTAGGCGAAGTTACAGTTCGACGGGCGGTGTACCGGTTCGCCGCGTCGGTCTCGTATCGAAGCCCGCCGCTCGCGTATCGGCGTTCGGCACCGGAAGCAAATCGTCGTCGCCATCGTTACTCGCCGACCGCGTCCTCGACGGCGTCGGCGACATCGTTGTTGACCGCCGCCTCGCGACAGTCGCGGTGTTTCCCGTGTAACCGTTCGGTATCGGTCCGAAGGTCGCCGCCGCAGTTCTCGCAGGTCTGGTCCTCGGTCGCCTGTTCGTCTCTCGGCTGTGCCGTGAAGGTTCGATCTGGTGTCATCATTTCGTCAAATGCCGGACTGTTCTAACTCGGTCATCGTCTCGACCTCGACCGGGATGGTCGCCGGATACGTCGCGGTCCGCGTTTCGATTTTCGCGAGCGTCGGTCGCGAAGGTGGTCGTTTTCGTGCTGGTCGGCGTGGCAGTCCCCGCAGAGAGTTACGAGATTCGATATATCGTGGTCTCGGCCGTTTGTGTGGTGGACGTGAAGCGTCGCCTCGCCGCCGTGCTGTCGACCGCGAGCGCCGCACCGACGACAGCGGTAGCCGTCGCGACGAAGGACTCGCTCGCGTCGTTCGCTCCAATCGTCGGGATACGTCGGCATCGTTACCTATCGACTCGCGTTGATACCCGTTGTCCGAGCGCAGTCGTGCGGTCGCGGCGCCGTCGCAACGACGTTTCGAGTTCCCGATACGTTCCGCGACTCGCGTCGACATCGACCGTTGAGGCGACCCCTCCGGTCATTCTACCTCGCTTTCAGTTTCCTCGGCGTCGCCGTCGCCCTCGAACTCGACTCGCATCGCGCCGGTCGCGAACTCTTCCATCGCGTTCTCCATCGGCGTCGGTTCCCGCGACGTGTGCCCGAGCGACTGCGAGAGTGCGATATCGAGTTCGATATTATCCTCGACTTTCCGACGTATCTGAAGTTCGTCCATCAGGTCGTTGTTCTTCCTCGCTTCGAGCGCCATCTGCTGAAGGCGCTGTCGGTTCTGCCGGAGTTCCTTCAGTCGTACGAGTCCGTCCTCCCGGGTGACGTCGCTTTCCTCGACAATCTTCGGGAGCCAGGAGTCCATCCGGTCGATATCGGTTTGAACGCCCGACTCGGTGATGTCGTACTCGCGAGCTATCGTCTCAACGACGTCGGTGTACTTCCGGCCCTCGACAATCAGGAGCTTGAAGGTGCGCTCGCGACGGTCAACCAGCTCCGGCTTCATCGCAATTGCCTCGCGCGCCTGCGCGCCTGAACTCCCAAATTCGCGGGGGAAACCGTGGTACTGCGGCGGCGCGAGGGTGGGACCTCGGCGCCGCGGGGCGTTCCTATCATTATTCTTTTACGATCTGGATGGCCTCAGCCGTCGGCCGACGGAAGCAGGTGAAGTCGTCGCCGGCGGTGTCTGGCTGGCTTTTCAGTTCGACGACGCGCTTGACGAGGTAGACCCAGTCGTGGTCGATGCCGAGCTCGTGGAGCGTGGTCGTGAGGTTGATTGCGACGTCGCGGGCGTTCTGCTTCGACCGCGTCGTCGGGGTTCGGTGGGGGTCCATGGTTCCGCAGTTCCTGCAGTAAGAGGTCTTGCCGTCGTCAGAGTAGGCCGGGCCCAGCCGCTGCGGGAGCTTGAGGCGCTCGTAGTACTCGCGGTCCAGGAGGTCCCACTTCGAGCCGGTTGGGAGGACCCAGTCGACGTAGCTGAGGACGTCGCCGTAGTCGAAACCGGCGGTCTGGGGGAAGGTGGCCTTCCGGCGGAGGCGCCGGTAGCAGTTCCGGCAGACGCGGTCGTTGCGTTCGACGACCTCGCCGAAGACCCTCGCCGGGTCGTCCGGGATTTCCAGTGCGTCTTCTTCGAGATTGCGGGACAACATCGTCGGCGAGAGGGTGGATGACGTAGCCATAGCTGGGGTGGGATACCGCCGGACGGCGGCTTGAGAGCGAGCCCGACCGAGTCGTCGACGGCCTACATGTGTGAGAGGGGTGTTCAGTCTGTTATATGTCAGTATCCTCGCGGATTCTGCAGACGACCTGTCTCATGTCCGTGGATTTGCGCGACGTGAAGACGTAATCGCGGTTTTTGAGGGTCTGCAGGGCGTCGTCGATGGTGCGCTCAGGGAGCTCGGTCTCCTCGATTAGCTCGCTGCGCGTGAGCTTCCCGTCCTCCGCGTTCTCGAGGACGTAGTAGACGTACTTGGCGCTCGGCGGGAGGGGGCTGACTCCCTCCGACTCGGAGCCTGTCACGTCCCCAACCCACCCCCGGCCGGAGGCGAATCGGCGATCTCCCCGTTGCCCTGGAGGGTGAAAGCGTCGCGGGCCCACTCCAGCCAGTCGAACCCAGACGTCGAATCGGCGATTATGCGGCGGAAGCGCCGGACTGCGGCTACTTTGAAGCCACCGTTATGGGAGAGCACCGATAGGGCCGATTTCAAAGTAGCAGTATCGACTGCGTAGGACACCCCAGCGTGCTGTTCGTATCCTTCGGGCCGTAGGAGGCCGACCTCCTTGAGCGCGTTCACCCAGTTGTAGACCGTGCGCTTCGAGACGTCCAGGCCGGACAGCTGGGCGAGCCGGTAGTAGCCGTCGACCTTGTTCGAGACGACGCCGTCGCACTCCTCGACGAGCTGCCCAGCGCGGAACCCGTTCGGGCCGTCGCCGGCGACGACGTCGTGGGTCGCCTTCAGCAGGTCGACCGCGCCGGAGGGGACGTCGATAATCGCCTCAAGGGGATCGGCGAGGTCCTCGAACGTCGCAGGCTCGTCGACGGGGATCTCGGTCGGGACGTTCGTCAGGAGGTAGGCGTGCTTCGCCTCGTCGGCAATCAGGGGGCGGATGCGGTGGAGTGCCTGGACGAGTTCCTTCTCCCGGGACTCCCGAAAGAGCGTGCCGACTAGGCCGGTGTAGTGCTTCGTCGGGACGGCACGCCCGCGGCCGGCGTCGTCCTCATAGTGGAGCTTCCGGTAGACCGGAGGGTTCTCGGCGCCGCGCCGCGTCGAGTGCTCGGCGCCGCCGGCGGCGACATCGTCGCGAGCCATCGCGAGCAGCTGGGCGTCCCGCTTGAGGTCCTCGACGTCGGGGTGAGGCGCGCCGATGCACATCACGGCGTCGCAGTCGTTCCGGTTCAAGCCGCGGGTCGCGTGGTAGTGGAGGACTTCGCCGCGCTCTGGGAAGTCGAACTCGGGGATGAGGTCGCTCTTCACAATGTAGAGGGGCTTTTCGTGGACGTCGGCCGCCGTGTCGATGGCGCGCTGGATGCGCCCCGCGAGCGAGCCGTCGTCCTCGAGGGCGCTGCGGATGGTGCCGGCGTGGTACTGGCCGTCGAGGACCTGCGTCGTGTGGAGGTTCGGGATTTCGAGGGGATCGTCGCCGGCGACGCGGACCTCATCGCGGTCGACGCCGAACAGCGTCGCGACCTTATCAGGGGTCGCGGTCGCGTCCAGGACAAGCGTGTCCTCGGGGGCGGGGAGCTCGGAGGTGAGGGGAAGCTCGCGGTAGCGGAGCGCGACGATCGCGTCGGATGGGTCGGTCGCGAACCACGCGCTGGCGCGGGCGGGCTCGGCGCCTTGGTGGATGAGGGCATGCTCGGCCTCGTGCCAGTCGCAGTCGTCGCTCGCGCAGCAGCGGGCCCCATTGTGGTGCTTGAGTTCCCCATGGCACCAGGGGCAGTTGTCGATGATCGGGGAGAGGGCGACCGCCTGCATGACGGGCTCTTCGTCGAGCCCGGCTTCGACCGCGGCGGCGAGCACCGCGTCGATTGAGATGGGCGTCCCCTCCCAGTTGTCGTTCTGCATCCGGGTGAGGACGGTCTCGCCGTGGGCGACCTTCGCCTTCGCGAGCGCCTCGGCGAGCTGCCAGTCCCCCTCGGGCTGCTCCTGCTCGAGATAGTGTCCGGCGGCGTCGTCATAGGTCTCGTAGGCGTTCCAAGTGATGGTCGGCGCCGTGAGATCCTTGAGGCCGTCGGCGTTCTCGACGTCGGCGATGACGTCGACGACGTCGCGGGTGAACCGAGCGAGTTCGCGAGCGGTGTACGCGACCGGGTCGTCGCGGGCCCGGAGATCGGCGATGCGTTCGAGCGTGTTCGCGATGCGCGTCAGCTCGGTCGGGCCCGCCGTCGTCTCCCGAGAGTGGAGGTCGGGCGTCTCGTCGATGATGTTCAGCCCAGAGCGGACGCTCTTCTGGATGACATACGGGTGGACGCCGACGACGAAGGGCTCGCTCTCGACCGCGGAGTACTGCGCCTGCCAGGCGCACTCCTCGCCGTGCCACTCGTATTCGCCCGCCTCGTGGAGGTCGAGGATCTGGTGGGCCTTGTTCGGGCCGACCTCGCGGACGAGGGCCTCGTAGGCCTGCCGGGTCTCGTGCTCGGGGTCGAGGTCGTAGATCGGGCACATCGATGGGCACTGCGAGGGGTGGCCGTGCTCGGGGCAGTCCTCGTCGGCGTGATCGGCGTCCATGCAGTGGCCGTGGCGCTTCTGCTCGCCGCCCTTCATGTGGAAGTACTCGGCGTCCTGTAAGGCGTCGCCCTCGAAGTCCTGGATCGCGTCGTCCTTGGTGAACTCGCGGGCCTTCTCGTGCTTGTCGAAGTAGATGGCGTGGCCCTGGTCGCGCTTGAGGGCGCCGAGGGGAGCATTCGTGGTCTTCCCGGCGCCCGCCTCGTCACTCCAAAGGTCGATGCCGTCGTGCTCGAGGACATCGTCGAAGCGCTCGCCCTGCAGCTCGGCCCAGCGCTGTTCGCGGTCGAACGTCTCGGCGTCCCGCGGCGGCGGCTCACACTCCTCAACGGTCCACTCGCTGTTCGCCGATTCGGAGTCGGGTGTCGGCGGCACCAGGGTCGGGATGTCGAAGCCGAGGTCCTGGAGGTGCTCGATGCCCTGGAACCACAGTCGGCCGGTTGCCTTCCGGGGGGAGGCGTTCGAGGGCCGCATCTCGCCAATGTCAATAAGGGACATGACGACCGGACCGCCGTAGCCGCCGAGGTCGCCGGTGTCCTGCCAGATCTGGTCGTTGACGACGTTCGCGGTCCCGTTCGAGGTCTTCCCCCAGGTGGGGTAGAACGCGCGGTAGCCGTCGCTCGTCGAGGCGTCGTCGTTCCAGCGGTGGATGATCGTCCGTTCGGCGACTCGGCGAGCGTCCAACCGGTCGAGCGCCGCGAAGACGTCTCGGATGTCGTCGGTCGTCTCCGAGGACGCTGTCGCTGCGGGCTCGTAGTCCTCAAGATCGTAGTCCTCCCGTGCCGTCAACACATCGTCGCGATCAGCGTTATCTCGCTGGTTGATCGCGACCTGATCGTTGGCTTCCAAGAGGGCGTCGAGGACGTCGTCATTCCACTCGGCGATCTCGGTCGGCGTCCCGGGGACGTGAGCGCCGGTCATCACACAGACGCGCTTGCCGGGATACACTTCGATGGAGGGGAGGTCCTCGTTGCTTTCCCACGGATCCTCGTCAAGTCGCCAGCTGGCCTGTTTGACCCCGTCGGGGAGGTCACCCTTGTAGATCGCGTGGACACCCTTTCCTGATTGGGAGACGTCGGCGTAGGTCAGCCCCAGATGTTCGAGAATTGCGATGAGCGCCGGGTGGACGTCGCCAGTCTCCGGGTCCCGAACGTCATCGCCGTCAACGTAGACGTAGGGGTCGTCGGGCAGTTGGATGTACGCCAATCCATCGAGTCGGGGATCGACCTCGGCCATCTGGGCTGTTTTTCCGTCGAGATAGTGGCCGTCGTAGCCCCACTTATATCGGGCATCGCACTCGCAGTCGGCCGCAGTCTCGGGATGATGGTTCTTCGAGCACGGGGCCGGCGCATTGCGATCGCCCCACGGCGCGAACGGTTTCTTCTGCTGATGTCCCATCCACTGCACGCGCTCGAACTGTCCCGGTGGGAAAATGCCGGACTCAGGTGTCGGGAAGTCAGCATCCTCCCACTGCCCCGTGTTACACGAGCGTCGAAGGCGGTCCTGACGCGACCGCGAAAACGGCCTGCTTACGCGATCTCCGGTTCTACTACTTGAATGTTCTCCCGATTCTGGGGTATTCTCGTCGAGGACCTCCGCGACCGCTGACGGAGGTGCATTGACGCCGCCCGCGATCATCGGGATACTCGCGTCGGGGTAGCGGTCCAGGAAGCGAGAGACGCAATCTTCGAGCGGAACACCATCGGTCACTGCCCTGCACTCGCAGGGTGACGTATTGTCGACGAGATGATAAAGGCGATGCTGGCGATCGGCGACGTCGTCTATGTCGCCAGCCAGACAGACCAGGATCGGGACAAATCCCTCCTCAAGGGCGTAGCCGTGGAGGTCGACGTACTCAATGTCGTCGTCCAGCCGGGCGAGCGCAACGTCGTGGTCGAAGGCGAAAACCCCAGCTGTCTCGGCATCAGTCTGACGGAGGTGCTGGTTGCGACCGTACTCTTCGTGCTCAGCGGCCTCGCCGACGCTCCGGATTAGCACCGAGTTGAGGCGGTCAAACTCTGCTCGGGAGACAGGATCGTTCTGGCTAGTCCAGTCGACGATGGCCTCGCCGACCGCATCGGGAACCTCGTCTCTCACGCCGACGCACCTCCGACGAAGTGGATCTCCCTGCGCAGTTCATCGATCTCCCCGCCGACCCCCACGGTGTGGCAGTCAAAGCAGAGACTGGCGTGCGGGTGATCATGATCCGACGGGTTTTCGTAGCGCTCGCGATCGACATCGTCGGGATCGAACGTCCGACCACACAGGGAGACGTACTGGAGCCCGGACTCAAGGTGGCAGCCGTAGCCGTCGTCGGCCCGAAGTACCCACGTCGTCACGCTGACCACCTCCAGTCGTCGAGGCTGGTCTGGCGGTCTTCGTCGACATCGGGGCGTCGTTCGTCAGCTGTCTTCGGAGGGAGAGGGACGTTCTCGGTCCGAACCTCGCCGGCTGGTTCAGGATCGGTCGCGTCGACAGTTTCGCCCTCGTCCTGCGCTGCAGGACGCTCGTGGAAGTACTGCCAAGAGTCGTCGATTCCGACCCCCTCGACAGACCG